TTACAGCGATACTTGTCTTGGTGATCGTCAGCATAAGTTGTTGCTGCAGTTGTATATGATGCAGAAGTTGCACCACCAAGTGAATTCCATGTCTGATCTGTAAGAGCTAAACTATTACCTTGACCTGTATGGAAATGGCACCAATAGTAAAGGGTTGCGGGTGCATTAGCTGGAGGTGTAAAATGTACGGTCTTAGTGGTAGCACTAGCAAAACCACTAGTATATTCTGCCATGGTTTTGATAACACCATCTAATCTGTAGACTGTAGTTGAAGGATCATAGTGAGCTCCGCCTGGTACTAAATCTCCATCTACAGTGGTGCTAAACATTATTGGATGAGCTTGATTATTCCAGTTAGCATTTGATGCATCATTCTGATCGAACAAATATGTTGCTCCCCTCTTAAGAGGGAAGGATGCGGGTGCTTCTACACCGTCAAGATAAAATACCCCTGTTGCTTGTCCGTTATTTGTATCAGTTCCTACAGTCACAACAACAGTTCTATTACCATCGTCAGTTTTTTCCCACTGATATGTAACACTAGGTTCGTGTTGAGATTGTCCCTCAGCATTACCTCCACCACTGCTAGGTGTATCAAACTGATCTACTTCAAATGAAGATGAAGCAGCGTTACCACCCACAGGTGCCATTGATACTCCACCTAATGTAGTAAATGTCGCTGTAGCACCTTCGTTAACTGATGCATTACTTGGTTGATTTGATACAACTACTGTTACCGTTTCAACTTGTAATGTAGCAGCATTAGAAGGTATAGTTGTTGCACCATTTGCTGATAATAAACAACGATATTGGTATGAGTCGTATGCTGTAGTTAATGTAGGAGTTGTGTAAGTTGAGGTTGTACCACCAGTTCCTTCAGATACGTTAGACCATGAGGCACCAGATGTAATAGATACTTCCCACTGATATGTTATATCTCCTGCATCATTATCAGATGTATTTGCAGCAACACCAAACGAAACTGTACCACCAACAGCACCAGTTACGTTAGCTGGTTGTGATGTTACATTTATACTACGTTGTACTAGGTTTCTTCCTGCGTTTGTAATTACCTCAGCAGCACCCGTTGCATTTACCTTACATCTGTAGTAGTCACCGTAATCATTGTCATAAGATGTGCTGCCAGTTGTATAAGTTGTAGAAGTAGCACCATTTATATCAGCATATGTTACACCATCACCGTTTTGTGATGACTGCCATTGGTAGGTTATTGCTGCTCCATCTTTAGTACTAGCAGCAGTGGTAAATGCAGCTGCAGCAGGAGCCATGGGTTGTGCATTTGATGGTTGCGTATCTATTGTTATTACACGGAATACAGTCAGTGTTGCAGCAGTTGTTGTGCCTGGTGCAATAGATGTAGACGTTTCCATCTTACATCTGTATTGATAAGCATTAAGTGAATATTCATCATCTACTTGTAATGTTGCTGAAGTTGCACCACTATAAAAACCACCGTTAATTACATCAGACCAACCTACACCACCGTTACTAGAAAACTCCCACTGGTATAGTATTGTAGATCCATCAGAACTTGTAGCAGCAACAGGACCGAAAGTAGCGTTGACGTTTGCACCAGCTTCTATACTTGTAGATACAGGGTTTCCTGTAACAGTTATTAGAACACCAGTTCCTGTTGTAGTAAATGAATATGCACGTGCATTACCAGTCACGTTCTCAGTAACTGTAAAGTTGAACGTTGTATCAAGATAATCTGATGTTACAGTTCCAGACAACTCACCTGTTGCAGTATTGAATGTCAATCCAGATGCACCTATACCATCTCCACTAATCGTATATGCTTCAAATGTTGGTTCAGATGCAAATGTCTGTCCTGTTAATCCCAACTGAACACTAACACTTGCACCATCAGCGTAAGGACTACCATTTAATGCACCAGAACTTGTAGTCCATGTTACACTAGTATCAATATATGAGAAGAATGCACCACGTTTCTTAGTGAGTGTAGACCCAGTTCCTGAATAGTCAAAATCAACACCTGAATCAACGGGATAGTATGCTACGTTTGAGTACTGTCCGCTACCACCAGCTTCCTGTGTATCTGTCTGTGATCTTAATGATGTTGATGTAGATACCACACCATCAATACTTTCATGTGTTATTGCTTCTGATTTTATCAGTGCGAGATAATTATTTGATCCACCACCTGTTGTGCTTGCAGTAGCATTAGAACTATTCTGTACCGTAATTGTATTGTTAACTGCACTTTCTGCTGCAATGTTTAACCAACCAGACTGTGATAGAGCAGAAACATTGATACCACCAACTACAACACTACCAGCTCCACCTGATGCACTGTTGACGGTAATAGTACCCATCATTCCTAAGTGAGCACTACACTGATAGATGTATGATCCTACTTGATTTGGTGTCCATGATACAACAGAGTTTCCTGTGCCACCTTGTCCTGTTGCAGCAGGAGTGCTTACGTTAGGACCATTACTTGAGTCTCTAAAATAAGTTGGGTGGATAGTTGATACGTTAGATAAGTTTAAATTTATTGTGTCTCCAACATTAACTGTTATACTTGCGTTGTTACCACTAACTGAACCATTTCTATCAGTTCCGTTTAATGTGTAATAAGCAGAACTTGGTGCTGTAACTGTAATATTATACGTTGTTGGTGTAGAAGAACCAGATCCCGCTGTTGATCCTGTGGTTCTAAGTTGTACTTTTTTACCAACATTACCTAAGAAATGAGAAGCATCAGCAGGATTGAATTTTACAATTAAGAAGTCAGATCCATTGTTAGTTTCATATGGATTATCAATTAACTTTCTATCTTCTATACTATTTGTAGGATAGTATGTAGATCCACCTTTCCTTATGTCTCCCGTAGCATCAGGAGTTCTCATGTAAGTTTTGAATGTGCCAGGTAAATTATTTGTAGTTAAAGTATATCCGTTTGCACCACACCATGCAGCTGCTATACCTGTGACTAAAGGTGCTGAGAAAGATGTTCCACCTATAGTTGTATAGTTAGTTGCACTTGTCTGTGGAGTATTTGCTAACCAATCATACTGTGGCACTAGTATCCTTGCACCAGGTGCAGTTGTAGTTACACCCGCACCATAGTTTGAGAAGTCAGCCCATCTGTCATTGTATTCAGTTGCACCAACAGATACTTTATTTTGATTTGCATCTACGTTGTTTATACCACCATTAGTGTTATCAGGATATCCTGCAGTTCTTGTACCCGCAATGCACTTTCCTTGTATAGGTCCTGCAAAATTATCACTACTATTTTTAAAACCATTACCAGCTGATCTAACTATGATAAGATTTTTTTGACTAGATATTGTTCCTTCAATATCATCTAAAATCTCTTCATCAGTTCCCGTATCATCTCCCGTATCATTTAATTCAATATATGGATAGTTCTGTGTAGGTATTGTAGGTCCGAAAGATGCGTTGATGATAGCTGGACGATTATTACCTTTGTAATTAGCGTTACCACTATCGTTATGATCTATAACTGCTTGATATGCACCAAGTATATCGGTATAAGATGCAGTTAAACTGCTATTAAATGCCTTAAGTGCATATACCTTTGCTTTCCTTGCAACTCCAGCTAGTCTCCCAGCCGACAAAATAGCACAGTAAGTTCCATGTCCGTTATCATCTTCATTGTTCGTCCCATGTGCACCTGCATAGTTTGCTAACTGAAATACTCTGTAGTTCTGTTGTTCTGTAGTACCGTTGAGGTCAGCAACATAGTCTGGGTTGTATAGTTCTGAGTGGAGTGCTGCGTTGTTACCAGTTGGTCTGCTTGCACCACGAACTCCAGTATCAATTACATAAATGTCAGCACCATCACCATCTTGAGTATAACTAAACTGTCTGTTTAAATATTGCCTGTCTTGTTTTGTAATTCTATCTAAATGCCAATAGTCATGTAAATTAATTGTTCCATATCTATCGGGAGTAACCTGATATCTACCCATACCAGAATGCATATTACAATAGAAGTATAGAACAGATGGAGTTGTTGCACCCATGGTTATTTCAACCTGTGCACCAGCTTGCCCTGCAGTTCCTGTTGTAGTTACACCTGTAGTATATGCTGATCCTCCAGTAGTATGTGTCCCGTCAGGTGTTTCTGAAAATACTAATTGATGAGTAGCGTTAGATGAATCGCTCTGATCGAAGGTGTATGTAGCACCTTGTAAGAATCCTGTTTGGTTAGCAAACCTACTGTAACTTCCTCCTTGTGTTTGAGAGAACACATAGAAATTACTACCACCTATGTTCTGAACTTTTACATATATTGTACCTGTACCAGATCCAGTTAAGTTTCTAGTATTTGCTGTAGTAGTTGTCTCTCCAACAGAATTTAATGTGATACTACCACTTGTAGAGTGTGTTAACTCTGACTCATATACTGGATTGCATGAGAATTTATCTCCATCCCAAGTCGCTCTCTTTACTACATTAAGAGCTCTTAATTGATTTAAAATTACGTTTTCATATCTCTCAGGACAATCAAATGTTATGATTGAAAAAGTTCTAAAAGATTCTACAAAGGATAGGTAACCATATAATTTCAAGATCGCTGAAGCAGCTTGATCTAGATTATAGTTATCGCTGACCCTTACTACTACCCTCTTCATCTATTGGTACAATAAGTCCTTCAGATGTATTTATGAAGTTGCGTCAGTTGCTTTTGCTAATAGTCTGTTTATCTCTGGTTCTCTTACAGGAGCAATCATTCGTTCAACTGGTTTTGTGAACTTTAGGTCATGCTTCTCATCAAATTCAAACTTAGTTCTAAGGTGAGTTTTGTTTCTTTCCACTATAATATGATAGGACTTACCATATACATTCTCGGCAAATCCTATTGATATGATCTCTCTACCATCGTACAAGTCACCTACTTGATAGGGACATGTCTCGGTTGTACCATCAAATATAACTTTATTTTGTCTTGATGCTACGTGTTCTAGTTTCCTAGCATCACTTGACGGAAACGTCTTCCTCTTCATCTGGTTTCTTTAGTGTCATTTGTAGTGCTTCGACTGCACCTTCTAATCTTAATACTTGCTCTTTACGAGTCGCAAGTTGTTTCTCAAGTTCAACAATTGTTGCCTTTTGTTCTTTCAATTGATTGGTGAAGTCTTTCACCATTGTTTCAGCGTCCATGTTTAGGAATGATAAGTGTACTATTTAGTGCAAAAATGCATTGAAGGTTAGTCGGTTTGTTTCCCAACCATCCTGTTTGAAGTATGGCGAATGCCAACATCTACCCTCGTAAATTACAAGAGTGTTAAATTCATGTGGAACTACATGATACTTTTCCCAACTTTTAGTTTTATATTTTGATGGGTCAAAGTTAACAAAAGCATTTGTTTTGTTAACAACCCTTTCTATTCTGTAGTTTTTATCTGAAGAAACAAACTCTTCATCATATTCTACATGTCTCCAAAATGCAGTACCGTTGTCAGTATCCTCCATTTCTTCATCATAGTTTAATGATAGCACAGCAGCATAATGTGTGTCATCTGTATGGGGAGTTAAACTACACATCCTACACTTTTCTTGCACCTCATACATTTGAAATGTAAAATGAGAATCTTGTGGATGCTTCATTGCATCTTTTGATGCTTCAAAATAATTTGACAATATGAATCTAAACTGTGGTAGTAATTGATTAGATACATGTCCCAATCTACAAACATAACCTGGCAAATTAGAAAACTCACCATTCACAGTGGATACGTAATCTGCTGCCATAGCGTATGCTCTGACTTGCTCTGGGTTAACAAAAAAGTTTTTTATTTTTATAACTCTATTTTTTGCTTTACCTATATGCAACTGTTCCACATCCCAATCTTTTGGGTGTAATGAATTTAGTATTTTTGGGTCAATAAGTTTCATGCGATTTGAGATGCGTCTCTATTACTACCGAAATAATTTTTTACCATTGTATCTTTTCTCAGAACAAGAATATGTATACCGTTCCACCAATGTGTAGGATTTTCAATTACCCCGCTAAGTACTCTTCTTTCAAAGAATATCTCTAATTGGTTTTCTTCGATAAATTGCATTGTTCCTTCAACAACACCATCAAAGTTAGCATCATCAACAACTAGTATAAACTGGTCGTCCATGAAAGGCAACAAATGATTTAGATTATTCATCTGTTCCATCATATCATGATCTGCATCATAAAACAAGATGTTGGGTTTTGCATCAAAGTCATCCTGTGTAAGTTCGGAGACTGGTGATTTTATAAAGGCAGCATTACCATTTTCATATCTTTCCCAGTAATTAACAAATACATCATAGGGATTACCACAGTCTTGCCATCTTATATTATTTGTCAAAGGTTTTACATTTGCTTCTGAAAAATCATCTACACCAAAACATTTAACATTGTTATTCATAGTGGCAGCAAAGAATGTGCCACCAACATAAGTTCCAACTTCGAGGTATACTGCATCATCATGAGAACAGAGACTATTTAAAAAATGTCTAATTCTATCAGAAGACAAAGACATTGTAGAAGGTTCAAACTGATCGTTATTGAAATTTGAACTTCCTGTCATACCATCGTCGATAGCAGACAATACTCTCTGCACGTAGTTATCAACCTCTACAGGTCTATCTTGTTTCTTAAGATGAGTGTTAACCACAGTCTCACAGTAATTGCAGTCCCAACAATCAAAACTACAAGTCTTAATTTTTTCTCTCCAGACATCTATGGGTCTTTCTTTTACAGAAAGATCATCCATGTATTTGTTAAAGTCTGAAAACATTACTTCTACGCTATCATTTCCCCACGCAGCAACAATATCCATAGACTCTTTAAGTTTCATGGCATTTTCTCTACCATGCATTTTAAAGACATCAATACCTAGATCAAGAAACTCATTCCAATCAGATTTCCATGGTGGTAAATTTGCTGCTTTTAAAGCATGAGAGTTATCTTCTATGTCCCATTTAGCACAAGAGTTTGTACTAATAGGATCCATAAAGTATTGTGGATTATCTTTAGTTCTAGTGCTATTAAAATGGTAGTGTTCATCCATCATAGAACAACCACCCCAACAACCCTCATTGGTTAGAATGGATAATTCTACAGGTTTACCAATAGAAGCACAAAATTCTTTTGCTTTCTTTATCTTTAATAGAGTATCCCTATCACGCATCAAATCTCTATCTAGATTGATGTAATGAAATCCTGCTTCAGCAAGAGAAACTATCTCATTTGCTCTACTTACATTTCTAAGTATTGTATTTTTTATTTTTAAATCTGGAAATTCTTTTTGTAAAATACCTGTAGCAACCCAACTCGTATGAGGTATAGTCACTATCTTTACACCCACCTCATATATCTGTCTAAAATTTCTCACAAACAAATCTAAGTGTTCTAAATCTGGTCTTACGTAAAGGTTATTAAACGTGGCAGATAATGGAATACCAGTTTGTTGATGTATAGATTGTGCGTTATAAAATAATTGAACTGCATCTCCTTGAAAAACATCACCCATCGCATCTTGCACGAAAGGTGGCATTCGACATGTAAAATACAAATCAACAATATATTCTTTATACCTATTCAACCAAGGAATAAAAACTTCCTCAGCATATCTTGAATCAATCTTTGGATTTATTGGAAGACTGAAGACGGATTTTTTCTTTGGGGATGTCATGTTTCACTTCAGGTAATTGAGGAGAATTTTCCTCTGGTTGTAAAATTTCAGAACCATTAATTTGTGGTGGATTAAATTTACCACCCTCTAATATATTAGCAACAGATCCACTCATCTGTTGTCTCATTTTTTCGACTCCTGCTCCAATTAAAGCAGAGTGATGAACCGCACCTGACAATACTTGAATCTGATCGTCAGGAGGTAGATTCATAATAGAATCCATGTTACCAGTACCAACATGTCCGAAAGAAATCATATCGCAAGCAGCTTGTTTTGCCATACGACTGATCCAATATTTCTTATCTTCCTCCTCATTGGTATCTAGATAATACTCTACTCCTTTAGCTTTGTCTACCAACTCTTCTAACTGACCTGTAAAGTTTGCAATCTCTCTTTTGCAAACTGTAACTTTCTGCTCCCAGATAGTTCTATCATAGTGTGCTTTCTCAATCTCAACTTCAATCATCTCCTTATCTAAAGGATCAGTTGCTAGTTTTAATTGTCTATTGAGTTTTTTAATATCAATAGCATTTTTATCAAGACGATACTGCAACTCCACTCTAGTGTTATCTCTAGACTGTAGTTCTAGCAATGCTTGCTGTACTTTTTTAAATGGTGTTATCTGTGTCCCAACTACAAAATTCTGGTTTTGATATTTGGTCTGTCCACCTTCTAGTTTATACGAAAGTTCTATCCAACTCTTCTCAGAATCCGAAAGTTCCATAAGCTAGTTCTCCGTCAAGTCGTTTTTGATTTTCGTCAATACGTCCTAACTTTTGACCCTGCTTAATCGGCATTCCAACATTCAAGTAATCTTCGTACAAGATGTTCATATCCCACATATTGTCACAGTTCCTAAACTGGGAACGTATTGCATGATATTTGCCTAATAAAGAGGCATAATCTATAAGGTATTTATCATGGTTTTTGAGGATCCTTTTTACAAGTTCCTGCTTTTGCATTCCTCTCGTCATGCATAATATATCTATAAAGGGAGTTTTAGCATCTTCGTTTTCAGTAAACTTTCTTGCTTCTTCAAGTTGATAAACCCAACTTTCAGACTCAACATCACAACAGTTTTTAAAGTTTTTAAATCTCAATTCAAACTCGTGCTCTATCACTAAGATAGCTTGTTTTGTCATATATGATATTGCACGTTGTATCCTTTTAGACGGTGTTTTTTTCTTTCTCTTGACATGCTCCATTTCACCGTCTGCATTCATCTCTACAACATAATCTTTATAGTGTGTCCTAATCTCTCCTTGAAATTTTATAGCATCTTCAAACTCTTTTTCATCTAGTTCGATATACCTTTTAAAACAAGATTTAACAGTTTCAAATACAAGTTTATTCATCTTAACTGTGGACACATTATGAAAATTATACACAACTGAATAAGTTGTAGAATGCGGTTTCAAATCTGCAGTTCTCAATACATCCTCATGGATAAGCATGTATATAAAACCTTCTTTAATATGCTCTTTGTCTTTTGTAAATTTTCTAGTTTCTAATTCTAGAGGATGTTGTGGTTGATATTTGGGACGTAAAAATTCCTCATCCTCAATCATATGAGATGGGATGTGTTGCTTCCACGCAGTATCTTCGCGTAGTTTTTTCTCGGTTATAAAACTATTCTCCATCTACCTTCTTCTTCAATTCATCAAATTCTTTTCTTAAATCATCATGTTGTTTTTTGAGAAGTAAGAATGCTTTGTGACTTGCATAGTCTGGTTGATTAAAATACATCAACGCATCACTTCCTGTTTTAATTGATCCTGCCATTACTGATACCTCAATCCTGTTACTGCAAATGCTCCAGTCAAACATGCACCAGATGATTGACCCAAATGTCCTTTAGGTTCTGCTTTGAACCCTAGTACAATATCACCATCGGTGGCATGCAATCTCTTCCATGTTCTATTGTTCTGGTATCCACCACCACCTCCTGCATAGTTACCCATGCAATAACCCCAGTCTTGACCCATACACATATTTTCTTCACCAGAAGATATATCTGCTTGGTTAAATGCACTACCAATAGTTGTGGTTGTGACATCGTTAAATTTGAGCCATGGTAGAGTAACATTGTTTCCATTTCCATGATAACAGAATCCCCATTTGGTTGACAAGTCTTTTTTCCAACCATCTCCACCCCATCCAGATAAACTGTAGGATGATACAGACTCATTACTGAACTGTACGTATCTTGCGTTACCAGTGTCACCGAATAAATGGCATCTAGTCTCACCCTCTGATCCAGTAGCACCTGCGTTACCAAAACCGTTACCCAGTCTAGTAGATAGTTCAGTAACAAAGTTCAATCTCTGTATGCTGCCAGGACCTCCACCCGCTGTATATCCTCTTTGAGTTTGCTGTCCAGAAGCACAACCAGGATCATCAGTTCCATCCCAACTGTCTATTGAAGCACCAAGACTATCTGGGGTTGAGTTATAACCATCACCATGTCCGTAAGTTCCGTTAGGACCGAAAGATCTATTTGTTCCTGTGTGTAAATTTATGGCACTCACTGCCTGACCAGAACCACCGTATGAGTTTTGTGTACCATAAACATATCCATTAAAGTCACCAAAGTTTCCATCAACATATGATGCTGCTCGGTCTAATTGGTCTCCTCTACAAATAGTAATGTCAGTCGCATGATATATCTGGTTTACAGTTCTCCATGGATTAGAACCTCTATATCCACCAACCAAATATCCATGTGTAAAAATACTGCGATATATAAATGCCGAACCAATTGTTATGTTATATAAATTTCCTTGATAGTCATACCATTGACCTGTTCCACTATAAGGTTTATAGTTAGCAGAACTTACACTTGGGTTCTGTGAGTTAATGCCACCAGTATCTGTTTGATAAGGACCGAAGTTGTTATTACCATAACTTCCCTGCACTGCTGCCTGACTTGATTCTGCTGCAACAGCAGTTCCCCAAAAAGCATTCTGACCGTCAGACATTAAAATACCACCCGCAGTCTTAGGACTTTGAGTTGGTAGTGTTTCAAATAAAACACCGTTCTGCAACAAATCACCAGTAAAGTTTATGTTACCAGTGACGTCAATGTTTTTTGGAATAGCAACTGTACTACCGCCAGATGTTAGCGTGTTTACCTGTGTGGTAGCAGCATTTAACTGTGACATAGTTTACTCGGTATGTTTTTCTTTAATTGATTTAATTGTTTTAAACCAATTGCCATCTTTACCTGGCACTAATCCTGCATCCATATCCTTCCATAAAAGATTTAACTGTTGCCCTACGGTTAAGTCTTCATAATCCAGTTGCCTTAACATGTGGAAATCTGGTTCTGGATATACTTGTCTAATTACGTTACCATTTGCTGGCTCATATTTGAAATCAGCTGGTTGCTCTCCTTCTATAAATTCATCAGGAATATCTTTCCAAAAATAATCTTCATGCGTCTCAAAACACTCGTCTTCAGTCGCAACGAACTGACAAACGTTGTTATTAGATTTGTTAATTAATGCGAAACTCATAATTTTTAAGTGTAGTTGTAAACGATAACAGCTCCTGCACCACCGTTTGAGTTATTGTGTCCATAACCGTTTTGTGAGTAGTAACCATAACCTCCTCCAGATCCCCACTGACCGTGAGTAATCTCTTCTTGGTTGTTAGCATAATGGTGTGATGATCCTGCTTTATGCCAGAATGATGATCCACCGCCACCTTCTCTATCTGCTCCGTGTGCCATTTCACCACCACCGCCAGGTATGTTGATATCACCACCAGAGGCATTTCCACCAGGACCTCCCTGATATGGGTTATCGGTTTGTCCACCCTGACCGCCAGTAGCAGTTACATAAGAACCAAAGGATGAAGTTCCTCCAGTCGCTCCTCTACCACCGTTACGAGAATATCCTCCTCCACCACCATATGTGTAGTTGACAGAGCTAACGTTAGATACATCAATATATCTGATAGCAGTAGCACCGCCACCGCCTCCTGCACCACGATAAGAGTTGTCATTAACTCTTGCTCCACCGCCACCACCAGTCACATACACTAAAACGTGATTGCAACCAGATGGTTTACTCCATACTCCAGATCCACCAGAAGTTGATTTAGAGTTCCAAGTACCATTCTGTGACGTGTAAGTGTTGATGCTAAGTAAAGCACCACTTACAGTGAAGTTCTGGTATGAACTTCCATTCCAAATTTTAAAAGCACCAGAGGAAACATCAATTACGTTTGCTCCAGCTGTACTCTGAATTTGGTCTACTCTTAAAATTCCTGCCATGATTAGTTTAAACTATGCTCCAGTATCCACCACTGTTTATGGTAACAGTTACACCGTTATTTATAGTAACAGGACCTGAACTTAAACAGTTGTCTCCGTTATTGATTGAGGTGCTCTCACCAATAGAGTTTCTATTACGCTTCAATACACCATATCTATCAATCCATTGCTTGTCTCCATCAGCACGAAGAACAACAGATCTCTGTCCGCTAGATTGACCTACAGATGATGTATTGATATTTAGACCATTTGATCCTCTGATCTCCATTCTATAAGTTGACTGTGTTTGATCTCCACCAGAATATATCGTCCAGTAACCACCGTCACCATTAATAGAACCCATTCCAGTATTATTATTTGATCTAAAGTAGAAGTCATCTCCAGTTCTAAGATATGTGGATGAGTTGTTAGCAAAGTAGAATCTTTCTTGACCGCCATCATCACTCAACCATTGGTTGACACTAGCACCTAAGTATGGAAGATTAAGTGCACTGTAACCATCAAGTAAGTCTGCGTTAAGGTTAGGACATACAGTTGTAGAACTAACAGCGATTGGTGCACTACCTTGTGCGACTGTTGATCTTATAGTATTTGTTGAACGAATGTCACCTTTAACATCAAGTTTGTAGGATGGCACTCCACTACCAAAGTTACCCACGCCCACGTTACCACTTCTTGCAATTCTGAACGACTCGAAGAAATCGCCAGGACCGTTGGTTCCCTGTGTGAAGAATGATAAACCTAGGAAATCACTATCGGTGTTTTCACAAACACCAGTAATCATCGCACGTCTACGACCTCCAACTCTCCATACTATAGAACCTAAAGTATGACCCACAGTAAATGCTGTGTCAGTTTGAATCATTATTGATTCATTACCATTTGCAGTCATGGATGCTGATCCATCACCATCACTAGTGTTACCACCTTCATCTAAGTGAAGACGACATAAAGGATTGGTCTCGCCAATACCTATGCGACCACTACGGAAAGTAACATTATTGTATTGTAAGTATGAACCATTCCAACCAAAGGAGTTGCTATCATTACCAAAACGAATGTAACCTTGATTACTATCTTGTCTACCCTTAATTGATAACTGGTTAGTGGTTGCCTTACCTACGTTGATACCATTACCATCACCTAACTGTAAGATAGATGTACCAGTGTTAGAGAATATACCTTGATCGGCATATAAATCATTGACTGTTAAGTGACCTGATCCATCTCTACGAGCAAGAGTGTTTGCTGATGCAGATGTTGACTGTGTATAACCATCAACATAGTGAGCGTCTAACTGTGATGATGCTCCATCGTTTCCTGCATGCCAGATTGTATTACCATTAGCGGTAAGATCAGCTGCATTGAATCTTAATGTACCATTTCCATTACTACCATTACCACCAGAGACGATCATTTGAACGTCATAGTTTGGTGCTTGACCTGATGATCTAAAGTCTACAGTTGGTGTGGTAGATACAGATGCTTTACCAATTTGTAACTTAGCACCCGCTGCAGCGTCACGTAATCCAATAACAGTAGATGAACCACCTGATACTTCATTAGAAGAAGTTACAGTCCATTTTGTGCCAGGATTAGGACCGAAGACGTAAATGTTTGAGTTTGTGTTACTACCTACAAAGTTAATAGTACCAGTTACGAGTGAATATATTTCACCAGTTACATGTGTAAGTTCTTGTACGCCATTTGCATCAACTACAATAGAACCAATGTTATTTGTTGCACCAACATCAGAGTAGATAGTGTATGTTCCATTGTTATTGATGTTACCACCAACACCACTATTACAGTGGAAGTCTGGAATGTATAGAGTATATTTTAGTCCTGTGTCATTAACATACAAGTTCTCAAATACAATCTTGTCTCTACCAAGTGCTTCGGGTATGAATGAGTCACCGATAGGATGAATTCCTGCACGTTGGTTACCAATGTTATAACCAGACTGATACCATAGACCTTGTTTACCGTCAAGTTTGTCAGCATCGAGACCACTTCCTGCACCATCGTTACCAGAAGACCAAATTTTCTCCCAGTTAGAGTATACAGCAGCAGTACCACTATTACCTCTAATGTATAAGTTGTTGTTATTTGTAAATCCTAATTGAGTAGAAGCAGTTCCAGTTGCCTCTCTTCTATATGTAAGAATACCGTGTGTAGTTCCACCGTCATTCAATGCTGTAGCAGAGTTATTCCTAAGTGCAGCACCAAGACCGTTTGCTGCCTGTGCGGGGGCAGGGTTTGATGTAAGTGATGCAGTCTCGTTAAAGACTACGTTTGCTTTGTCAGCAGTACCAGATATGGATATTGCATATGTTATATTTGCAAGTCTCGCAGCGGGTAGAGTTCCAAAGACAATGTTATCAGCAGTCTGATAATATGAACCTTGGTTACCATCTAGTCTGTCAGCATTAAGTTCTGAACCAGGACCTTGATCTATACTTACTTGACCGTTGTTGTCAATAATAAATCCACCTTCTGTCTGGTTGGCAACTGCTTGGTTCGCAACGTCTTTTCTAAATTTGAATACACCGTAGTTACCATAAACAGATGCACTTGAAGTTAAGTTATCACCTTTTCTTATATCAACTTCAATGTTACCAAATGCACGGTTGATAGTTCCTTTAACAGCACTCAACGTTGCACTGGTACCAGAACCAAGTTCGCTTGGTATGACTACAGAGAATGTTGCGGTGTAACCAGTACCAGAGTCGGTAACGGTGGCAGATGTAATTGCACCACCTGATACAATATATGTTGCACGAGCAACATCTTGACTGGTAACAGAAACATTACCACCTTCAATTGGAATGTTCTGATAGGTTCCATCTGTATATCCAGATCCACCATTTATGATTGTAATACTATCAATGTATGAACTATCTGTGATTGATCCACCAACAAGAAGAGCATCTTGTGTGGTAGGTCTAATTGACTGTAGTGCATACTCCCATGATGAATCACCACGTAAGAATGTGTAAGAGTTTGCAGTACCCTTGTTCGCCATTCTTTCTGGGTCAATTGTACCCGCAACAATGTTAGAAGCATCAATGTTTGTTGATGTTAACTGAGTCCAGTTAGAAGCATTTTGTGCGGATGTATTAACAACTCTAGAAAGGTCAACAATTCTCTTTCTAGCAAAGTTACCAGATGTGGTAGCAGAGTTAGGAGAGGTAATAGTAAACTGGTTAGAGTTTAATAGAGTTATAGTATAGAATCCATCAGGAGCATTACCTGTAGTAAAGTCAAAGAATTGTAATGCACCATTTGCAAGACCATGATTGGACTCTGTAAATGTTATGGTTGTTGAATTATTTTGAGAATAAGTTCCTGTTGCTAGGTTTGCTAATGCTTGGTCTACAATAAAGTCACCCGCATCAAACTTGATGCTGTTGGCAATATCAATACTGACTCTACCTTCTACCTGAGCAGCAATGACTGCATTGTTAGAAGCACCACTAGGCGATGTCAATACCTGTATTGTTGGTTGATTATAGTAACCCTTACCAAGGTTTGTAATCTGAACGCTAGTTACAACACCACTGGTTACTTTTGCTGTGGCAGCAGCTTGAACTCCATTAGATGTATCGTCAGGTGCAGATATTGTAAGGTTGAAATCTCCAGAATATCCAGAACCACCACTACTAATAACATAGTTAAATACAGCACCATCATTATATGCTGTGACTGTACCACGAGCAGTTGTAGAACTACCAGTAAGAATATCTCCTACATTGAATTGGAACGCACTGTTTGGTGTGAACGATAAGAACTGACTTTCTAGATCATTTTCTAGAATGTATGATATTGCTATACCAGCTGTTACAAGAGTATGAGTACCAGAACCTTGACTGCTTAATGTAATATAGGAGTTTGAATTTGCATTGGACGTTGTAGTGGCAAGTCTAATTGTATTTGCGTCAACTACAATAGCATAGTAAACATTGTTTGTTGCTAATCCACCAATCGCTGATGTTCCTTCTGTATATGTTAATTGATCTCCAGTTGAAACTCCATGATTTGTAATTGTAATACTATCAGCACCTGTGTTAACAGATGAAGATGCAACGTTAAATGTTGTAGCAGATGTCTCAATTGCGATGTCACCCGCATTAGCATCTTCAATAGCAAGTCTTTCTGCCTGTGATGCAACAGATGTAATATTGAATGGACGTAGAGCAGGAATCTGATCTATGTTAATCTTACCATTTGATGTTAACTGAACCAGTGCAGATGGAACTGCGTTAGTTGAGAATGGTTGGTTAAGATAAGGTCCTAAGTTGTTAGAGATATAATCCTTAACAGATGCCTGTGTAGGTAGTAAGGAGTCGGATGCGAATGTACCACCAAGTGTATCAGCAGCAGAGAATCCTGTAATCGTGATGTCACCACCAACAATTTTAATAGATGTAAGTTCTGAAATTGCAACAGTACCAACAAAACTAATAGCACCAGTTCTGTTGAAGATTGTAACAAAGTTACCAACTTTAAAGTCACCGAACTCGTTAGTACCTGATGTATAAACCTGTCCGAATTCTTGCTCCGCTGCTTCAAATGCAGTACCTAAACCAAAACCTCCGTTCTGTGGTAAAGCAGCATATGTATTACCAGATCCTGCATATTCCCAAGTATGAGATGATGAGTTACATATAGATGGTCTGTGGAATTTAATTCCTAAACCAACTAAATTACTTAACGCAAGACTTCCACTTACAAAACTTGGATCATTGGTTGACTGATACCTATTACCATTACTGGTATTGGTAAAGTCCATCGCCCTGTTGGTCTTAATCTTAGCAACAATGGCGGTGCCAGGTGCACCAGAAACAACCTCTGTCTCTAGAATAATATGTTCTATTGAAGTATCTGAAGATCTGTGCCCGTCAATCTTGATAATATAATCTTCAATTGGAATATTTGTTAGAGTTGTACCACTGACTTGAATTACCTGTCTACCAGTTGGTGTACCATTACCATCAACATCTTCAGTGATGCTATCAATAACACCAATGTCAAATGAATATGCTTCCGCTCTGAATCCACTAGCACGAAGAGAGAATGTTCCGAAGTTAGACGCAGAGTTGGTTACGGAAGCATATCCACCAGACTGTACTAAAATACCATCTTGGCAGAAGATAGCAAACACAGAAACTAACTGTGTGTAACCATCATTACTAATATTGTACGCAGTACCACCAAAACATATAATGGTAAATGCGTTTGCAACCATTGACTTACCTTGTGGGTCAAATTGTGCTACTGTATTACCTTGTGCGTTTTGTTTTAAACCTGGTCTAGGAACGTTAGGTGTGGCAACTTTAGCACCATCAATTTCACAACCAGAACCACCAAGGAATGATATTAGTGAAGAGTTCTGAATATAAGGTGATGCCTCAATAACAGGAAGATCTAAGAATACATTTCCAAGTGGGAAACTATATTTGTTTTGATCCTGTTCTGTAATTACTGGATCAGGATTTGTTACTGCTCCACTATATGCTGTACCACTAGACAATACGTTATCTAATATACCCCAGTTTGTAGTTAATGCAGATACAACGTTAGCACATTCTGGTTTGCTACTATCTACAGTTACAGAACCGTTTGATACAGGAGCTATTTGTGAGAATTGTCCCACCTCTAGATTATTTCTTAATGCGTCAATAGAAAGTTCTTTTGCAGCTGCAAACATTGCACGACTGTACTGAACTTCATTGTCTAGGTATTGTATTGCACCGCTGTTGATATAAAGATTTGCTGCCTCTACAATAGCAGAGTTACCACCGTAACGTAGGTCAAATTGGAATGCCCTACAAATCTTCATGACGTCATCAATACATTGTTGATCGCCAGGTGCAGATGTTCTTGTAACACCCGATACAGATCCTGCTGTAGAACCGCTTCCTAACGCTGTTGTAACGGTGCTGAAGAAGGTTGTAATCGCTGAGATAACATTAGTACAGGAAGGGTTAGTTGCAACTGTTCTAGTAGCATGAGACATGTTATCGTTAGCGATAGCAGTGTCAAGCATTGTGAAGAATCCATCAACTAAATTCTGTTCTACAGTTGTTCCTTTTAATGAACTATTAGTTACTTGAGTAAATCCATGATTACCCTCTATGGTAATAGTTTCACTAGCACATGCTTGTTTAGCAATTGCTTTTGCTATTTGGAATACTGCACGGGATTCTGTTTCTTCCCCGTCTAAGAATGTGGATGATGTGTATAATTGTGAGTGATCGTAAACTTGTTCGTTTCCACCATGATTCAAGTTGTAAACAACAGCACGTAAGAAATCACTAACGTCATCAATACAATTCTGATTTCCGCCAGGTACATTGTGTGCAGGATTATCTACATTGTAGCGTTGCACTGACTCAAATGCGATTAAGTCAAGGTTCTTTAATATAAGAGTTGCAGCATATCCAGATACAGTTTGTGCTGCAGTATCTAATGTAAGAGTATGGTAGTACTGTAACTTACTTGTTCCTGCACTACTACTACCATTGTAACGATATATTGGTAAATTTCTTGCTGCTAAAATACAAGCATCTTTTGCATTGTTGAATACTTCTACGTAACGATCTCTTGTTAATGAGAAACCAGGATCAATATAGAATTTTGCCTGATCGTATACTCTGTCGTTACCACCCCATTTAAGGTTGTGTGATACACATTTTTGAATAAAGTCCCTAACATCATCATAACATGCTGTACTACCTGTAGGTATTGTGTAACCACTATTTGCAGCAAGCATTTTATTGACTGCATAATCAGCAATCATGTCTGCATTACCAAATAGTAACTCTGCAGCATCAGCATACTTGTTGTCTTGTGGTATGCTATTAGGAGTTCTAAATGGTTTTTGTAAATCTGTAAATGTTCCTGCTGTTCCAGTCTGTCCGTTAGCAGAATTATCAGTAAGATCTAATACAAACTTTCTATCATCATATATGTCTTTAATACCGTGAGTTCCATTGACTGTGGAGTTTCCAGAGTTTGCAATAGTTACAGTGGTAAGTGCTCTCTTAAGAGAGTTAGTTCCTGCACTTACAAATGTATGAGATGAGGTGTCAGATGATGTTCCTACAGTAACTTCAAAAGTATCATTTGTTTTATTAGATATTTTTAACCACTTGTCAAATGCAGGGTCTGATGCTGCAGGAATGATAGGTGATGTTGAAGAAGAGAAGACTAGAGCACCCGCGTCAAACTTAATTAGATCTCCATTACTAAATCCGTGACCAGTAAGTGTTACTTGTAGTAAACCACTTGCAGGAGTGTAAGATGCATTGGTAGGGGTATGTTGAGTAAAGTTGGGATATAAATTATGACCCCTCTGAGAAATAATTGTTAACTCATCACCACTCACAGACCATGATGTAATATTTTTTGCTATTGTATCTGCGGCTTGTCCGAAATTTGTTCCACCAATAGTAAGTGCAGAACTACGAGTAGCGGATGACTCATAATAATATTTGACATACGCTACTGCCTCCTGTGCGATAAACTCTTGGTTTGCTTTGATTGCCTCGGCACCATCTTTAAATCTGTCTGCCTGATTAATCTTAGTAAATCCGTAAGGAGAGTTTCTTAAGGATGCTAAAACATAGTTATTAGAACCAACAACCGATTGGTTACCAGTTGGATTAATTGCTGTTCCAATTTGAGATATGTTTCCACGAATTACAAATTGTAGAGAATAACCATCTGCTCTTTCTATACGGTGTGTAATATATTTTCTACCATTTAAACTAGCAAGGTTATCGAGGAGACTAACTCCTGATCCAGAACCAGATGTAACATCACTTGCAGTTGGTATGTTTGGTTGATTTAATACAAAAGTAGCAGTTAAGTTAGAACTATTATATCTTGCAATACCGATACCTAAATCAGTATTACTTGCAAGGGTGGGTGTGCCTGATCCTGTACTAAAACCATCTATAGAATATGTCTTACTAAATCTTTCGTAACCAGCTGGGAAGTTAAATGTGATACCACATTCTGTAAGAGACGCCCAATTAGCAAATAAAGTTCCTGTTTTTGAGTTATCGCAGTTTGCTACGGTAACAGTAATTTGTCCACCACTAATACTAAAGCTAGTATTCGTAGAAGTACCAAGATCAAGTGAGGTATTTTGGAAACCGTAAACCTCGACTTCTTGTCCGATTTCATAGTCATGGAAATCTGATGATGTGCTAGAACTAGCGAGAGTAAAGATAGGACCGTTGTAAGTTGATATTGTATTCAGAGAAGTATCAATAGTTGTAATTGATAATAGTTTCTCCTGTAAATCAAACCTTTGGAATCCTATTCCTGCAGATGTTAAATCTATCGTTACTGGATTATCATTTCCAGATGCATCTTTTTGAGTAGCATCTGCAGCAGATGCAGCAAGTCTTATGTAATCATCATTTTCTCTGTATACAAAGTAAGCAGTTCCCTCGACAAGACCACCAATCGCACCCATTTTACTTGCACGATATATTACACCATCGCCAGTTGTAAATTGATGATTATCAATGTAGATATTATTGAGTTCTGGCATAACATGCCCTGACTCAAATACATGGAAACTATCGTCAGGAGATACACCTGTAATATCTTTTCTACCCTGAGTCTCAGATACGTTAACAGCGTTGGCATATGTATCATACAACTCAATGTTATTAGCATCAAAAACTCTTAGATAATAAGTTGTAGTGTCAATTAAACCAGGCAATGCTGCAACATTTTCGTCCTTAGAATAATAAACTGCATCACCAGTCTTATATCTGTGGTTGGTAAGTAAAATTCTATCGTTAGTTACATCAATATAATTTGCACTACCACGGAATGTTACCAGTTCTCTTTCACTATCAACAGTGTGCTGATAGATCTGGTTAGAAATTGTTTCAAGTTCTGGTCTTAATGACTCACCATCTACAACGTCAAATCTATTTGATACAGATGCATTGTTGAGATCTGTAATAATATTTGCAGCAACAGGATCATAGAAAACTTTTTCAGCGTCTTGGAATACATCATTAACACCTGATGTAATAAGAATAATTACAGAACCAGTTGAATATGGTGATGCAATAGGACCTGTAAAATTAACGCTTTGGATTTTACCCAGTGTACCAGATGATCCACCTTGTACGAAGTAGCCTGTTTGTAGAGTTGTGTTATTACCTGTGTGGTTGTTAAAGGTAATCTTAAATATGTTTTGGCCACGAAACTTGTCACCCGCAATAGCAGGAATTTGTCTTACAGCAGGTTCGTAATACAACCTCTGTTTGTCATCAAACACAAATGCATACTTCCAAGTATGAATTACTGTACTTTGTGGATCTGATGAGTTTTGTAGTGCGTCTCTGAATACAACACCGTTAATGTATGTTTCATTAGATGCCTTAATCATGTGGCGATCAGCATTCAATGGTCGCATGATCACACGACGTAAGTTGTCACCAATTAGAGAACAGTTTCTAGGTAGTGATATAGGGTTGTCTTCTAGATATTCACCACCAGATGCAATAATAGAAACGTATTCATCAGTAGAAGCTGGAACTGCTTTCTGCAAACCATAAGCAATCTGTGCTGCTTTTTTAATGGTTTTAACTGGTCTTGCAGCTGAACGACCATCGTTTGTATCTAAACCAATTGTTTGTGATACATAAACACGACCACCAGTGTCATTAGTAGCAACTTTATATACAAAATCAGTAGTTGCAATTCTTCTTGACTGATCTGTTAATGGAGGTGTGTCAGCAGTTGGGAAGAATGTCTGTCCGAAAGTAGGACTTGTAACGTCTGTATCTTCAAAGTTAACTAAGTTTGGTGCACGAAAGTTTAGTGATGGGTTAACAATTGTACCGATATCAAGGTTTGTAACCTGTGCAGTATCAGAAATGATAGAACGAGTCGTTCTAATTTGACCTTCTACATCAAGTTCAAACTGTGGGTCGTTAGTGTTGACACCAACACGAATGTTTTCAGAAGCGTTCTTATTTACAAATATCGCATCTTTTTCTAATGCACCAGTACCGACAGACAATTCGATTGTCTCGTCACCTTGGATACTTAATGAACGGACTCTTTTATATGCTAGAGTTGCACCCGCTGTAATTATGCTATTTGAAGAACCTGTAAATCTTAAATTATCATCATCTACCTTCGTTACTGTAAATTTTCCGTCTACCTCGCCACCACTTGTAAAGTCAATGTATATTTCTTCTTCGCCAATAAATCCATGAGCAACCGAGACAATATTACCTACGCCAGCTGCTGTCCTGCTGTACGTGGCATTCGTCCAATTTCCTGTCGCTTTTGACCCAGATGCTTCAATCCTCTGTTGGTCTACATTAAACTTTAAGCTCATCTCGTTCCTATAGGAGTTATGTTACGACTGTTATATCTAGCACACCAACCCACTTCACTGTAGAGCTGGATGTCACGCTTGAAACTTGAAATGTAAAAAATGGAACTCCTCCAATTTGAATTGCTGCAGGAACTACATTCCATGTTTCTTGACCTGGCGGATTGTTTCTAATTACTACTTCGTTAGTAACTGCCACAGTTGGGACTCCGCTAGAGTTTGTTGTAATAATAAGATCAAATTTTGCTGCATAAACGTAAGTATTATTTGTTGTCTCCTGTCCGAATACAGTCCCAGAAGCAAAAGAAACGGAGTCATTTGCTAAAGGTGGTACATTGGTTGCTATTGGAGTGTTACCATCTAAAGAAATCTGCATCGTATTATTAGATGCATCAGTCTGCCTTTTTAAGATAAAAATATCTTTATTAGCATCCACAAAGTGATCGCTCACCATATGCATCGCAGAAATATTTTTCAGAGCTCTAGAAGTGTTTAATACCTCAGTTGCAGCAACTGCGTATCCTCCTATAGATGAAAAGTTCTTTATTGACATGGATGTATAATACCTATGGTTTATTTATACCTTGACCTTAGTAGTCGTAAATCTACCTGTGAAGGATGTTGATGATGTTGCTGCACTAGATTTGGCAAGTGATATATTAACGTTAGAACCCGCAACAGCAATTGTTACATCTACAAGATCATTATCAGATGTTACCGAGTTAGTGACTGTAGCATGGGCGGTTGTTCCTGCTGCAGCACATACAGTTGTGACCTCTAACATATGAACTTTACCATCGTTACTTTCAATAGTAATCAATGTTTTAGCACCCTTATATGCTGTCTTATCAAACTGTGTTATTGCTGAGTTGGCAGTGAAGGAAGTTAACTGTCCACCTTCTACTCTACAGTCATCTAGTTCAACAAAATCACCTGTAGAATCGAAGACAGTTAGATATGATGTTGTTCCACCATTCCAACCTCTGTTAATCTTCCACGCACACTCAGAACCATTTGCATCTAAAGATATGAATGCTTTAGAATCTAGTCTTGTAACAAAGTCTTGTTGAATTACATCAGTACGAGCAAATGGTGATTTAGTATTTGATAGAGTTGTAACTGGGAATGTTACGTCGTTAGCAGGACTAGCACCACCAAGTAGATCACCAGCTATTGTTATAACTTCCTGTTCTTCATAGAAATCACCACCAGTTGCAATGTTTATCTGATCTATGTTTCCACTTCCATTGGTTGTAACATTGAATGTTGCTCCTGTACCTTCAAATTGTCCTGTTGATATCACACCATTATATGATTGAGATACGCCATAAGCACCAGTGCTTGCTGTCTCAATTCCAATCGCTGATACTGAACCTTGTGTAGG